ATTTGAGGGTGAGCCCCTCACCCTCAAATACACGCTTTTTTCTATATAAAAGAATATTCTCTCGCGTCTGCGCGCGTGTACACTATTATATTAAGGAAAATCATAGGCCGTTTACCCTCAAGATACCCTATGTTGTAAGTAGCCACCCCCTCCCTATAGCCTATTTTATTTTCATTATGGCTAATTTCGATTTCATTATAGCTAATCTTGGTTTCATTATAGCTAATCCGAACTTGCCGTCAGGAGCTTCACGGCTTATCGAGATACTTCACGATGAGCCGCACCTGCCTTGCGCTGTAAGTGTGGTCGTTCTTTCCTTCGCCGCCGTTATACATTGCGTCATACAGTTCCCTGTTATTTTTGATCCACTCCCTCATTTTCCGCATGGCGTACACTAACGGTACATAAGGATTATATAAATGCGCCAGTTCCGACTTCAAATACGGACGTATGACAAACGGCTCTTCCACCGTCTCTTCTGTTTCTGCTTTCATATCTTCTGAGAATTATTGTTATCGTACTCCAAATATACGGAAAATTCATAAGATATACAAGTATATAAGTAAAAAAAAATCACTATAAGTATAAGTAAATACATTCTAAATGAAAGTAAGACAAAGTAAGCCGATCGGAGGTAAAGTGTGCCACTTCATTCCTTTGTAATATAGTACTTTTGAGGTGTCGAAAGAGAAAGAAAAAGAGCTCGTTCATGTCTTCCGATACCTATTGTGATAATCGTAATATGTAATATCAATTTATGATTTTCAAATTCTTAATTTTTAATTTTTAATTCTTAATTATTTATGGCAATACCATTCAAAAGAATGGGTCGTAAAGACCCGAGGGAGGTTGACGGGGTAGTGAAGTATCACCCGCAACTTGTGACGCAGGGACAAAGTGTAGACCTGGATAAACTTGCTTACACGATGAAAGAGAGAAGTTCCTTGTCGCTGGGCGACATCCAGAGTGTGCTGACCAATTTTGTGGAAGCGATGCGTGCGGCGTTGTTCGACGGTAAATCCGTCAATATCCGTGATTTCGGCGTGTTCAGTCTTTCCGCCACCACACTGGGGGCGGATACGAAGGACGAATGTACGATGAAGAATATCAAGAGTGTGAATATCAATTTCCGTCCTTCGAGCAGCGTCCGTCCCAACCTGACCTCTACCCGTGCCGGTGAGAAGATCGAGTTCCTCGACCTTGACGCTCCCAAGAACAAGAAAACAGATGGCGGTGAGAATCCCGATGAGGGCGGTGGCGTGATTCCCAATCCGGATGAGGGCGGTGGTGAGGCGCCGGATCCGGCAGAATAAGTCACAGAGAGTAGATAATGCTTACAATTGACAAGAAAAACAGTAGTGCTATGATGCGAAAGATTGATTTGATCGTAATTCATTGTTCCGCCACGCGGGAAGACAGGACGCTGACTCAGGATGACCTGGAGACATTGCACCGGCGACGGGGATTCAACGGGACGGGCTATCATTATTACATCCGCAAGGATGGGAGGGTGGTCCTTACCCGTCCGCTCGAACGCGTCGGGGCGCACACGAAAGGCTGGAATGCTCACTCTGTCGGAGTCTGTTACGAAGGCGGTCTGGATTGTCACGGACGTCCGGCGGACACGCGGACACCGGCTCAACGGGCAACGCTCCGTTTGCTTGTACATCAATTGCTTGAGACTTTTCCCGGTAGCCGGGTGTGCGGTCATCGGGATTTAAGTCCCGACCGCAATGGAAACGGGGAAATTGAACCGGAGGAATGGATCAAAGCGTGCCCGTGCTTCGAGGTGGCAGGTCTCTTCACGGAGAACACGGTGAAAGCCGGGAAAGTGGAGGGCACGGAGGCGGTTTCCGAAAAAAATGTTTAACTGAAGAATTGGAAAAGGAAAGGAGGTGTGTGGAATTATGGCAATGAAGAAATCCGTATGGGATATGATCCTGAAGGTGGTTATCGCGGTGGCTTCGGCAGTGGCTGGCGTGTTGGGCGCTAATGCGATGAATCTGTAAGAAAAATAATTCATGGACAAGGCGGGGGATAGTCTATTGTCTCCCGCTTTTTTATTTCATTCTATTGATATTAAATTAAATAAGGTAAAACAATGAAAAGAAGAACAATCATACAATTGGGAGGCTCTTTGATGTGTCTCCTTTTATTGGCTATGCCGATATGCGCGCAAGAAGATATACCCACATTTATTCCTGCTTCTACACACGATCCGTCTGTGCAATCTCCCCAATTGGCAGCCATAAAGCGGCACGACGACCTGCCGGTAAACCTGAATACAGGAGGCTTAAATCTGGAAATCCCGTTGGTGAGCTGGCAAGATAAGGACTTTGATTGTCCTATATCTCTTTCGTACTGTTCAGCCGGTTTCCGACCAAGAGAGCAAGACAATTATGTGGGGCGAAACTGGATGTTGAATGTAGGTGGAGTCATCTATCGGAAAGTGAACGGAGTGCCGGACGATATCGACTGGAGTTTAATACCCATATCGGGTGATGCGGGACCCTCTCACTATCAATATGCCAACGGTTTCCTCCATATGCTGGGGACGCATCGTTTCAACCGTGAGGAAATGTTACAGGACTATCGTACGAATCCTTATAAATACGCTGCCTATAAGAATATGGAATCCTGCCTTTCCTTTATTCCCGGGACAAATGATGTTGAAGCTTCGGCAGACATATTCTATTTTTCGTTTGGAAAACACTCGGGCAAATTTATGATCAATTTCGACGGCAGCGTGAGTGTGTCGGGCTGTATGGGAAGGAAAGAAGTAATATGAGTAATGGAAACGAAAAGAAAGCACAACGCAATCTGTTGGTAATTAACTATTTTTCTATATTCTTCCACATAAAGGAAAAGCAAAAAAGCGAGACTTATTGAGGATATTCGGTTACCAAATCGTTAGCAGGGCTGTTACCGATAGGGACAAGGTAACGAAGAGCGGATCAAATAATTTGAATCAGCGATATATTACACTGATTGTCATGGTTTTGCATATAGAAGAACGCTTATAAAACAGGTAAATTTGCCACTAAAAATATAAGCGTATGAAAGTAGAAAAATTTAAGGTTTTGCTCTACCTCAAAAAGAGCGGACTGGACAAGTCGGGCAAAGCCCCGATAATGGGACGCATCACCGTTAACCGGACGATGGCGCAGCTCAGCTGCAAGCTCTCCTGCACTCCCGAACTGTGGAATCCCCGGGAAAGCCGTCTGAATGGCAAGAGCAAGGAGGCGGTGGAAGTCAACGCAAAAATCGACAGGCTGCTGTTGGCTATAAACTCCGCATTTGATTCCCTTCTGGAACGAAAGACCGATTTCGATGCGACAGCAGTCAAGGAAGCCTTTCAAGGCAGCAAGGACACGCAGATGACCTTGCTCAAACTCTTTGACAGGCATATCGAGGAAATCAGGGCACGTGTAGGTATTGATGTGTCTCACCGCACCTTGCCCAACTACCTTTACACCCGCAACCGTCTCGCTGATTTCGTCAGCAGCAGGTTCAAGGTATCCGACCTCGCTTTCTGCCAGCTCAACGAGCAGTTCATCCGGGAATTTCAGGAGTTTGTCGTGATAGAGAAAGGCCTGGGCGTCCAGACAGTGCGCCATTACCTGGCTATTCTGAAGAAGATCTGCCGCATAGCCTTCAAGGAAGGATATGCGGACAAATATTATTTTGAACACTACAAATTACCCAAGCAGAAGGAAACAGCTCCAAGAGCATTGAGCAAGGAGGATTTCGAGAAGATACGGGATATAGAGCTTACCGGATGCCGCCCGGAACACTCCATTGTCAGGGACATGTTCCTTTTCGCCTGTTATGCTGGAACCTCGTACGTGGATGTGGTGGCCATCACTCTCGACAACCTGGCAATGGACGATAACGGGGCATTGTGGCTGAAATACCGCCGGGGGAAGAACGGGCAGTTGAGCCGTGTGAAGCTGTTGCCTGAAGCTGTAGTACTTATCGAAAAATATCGTGATGACACAAGGCCGACTCTGTTTCCCGTAATTCCTTACCAAGCCCTGAAATGGTGTCTGACGAGCATCAAAATGAAAGTTGGTATCAAGGGACGTTTGTCCTACCACATGGGGCGGCACTCGTTCTCGACACTCATGACCCTCGAAAACGGCGTACCTATCGAGACTGTCAGCAAGATGCTGGGGCACGCGGATATAAGGACCACCCAGGTGTATGCCCGTGTAACCCCTAAGAAACTTTTCGAGGACATGGACAAATACATCGAGACGACAAAGGATCTGAAACTTGTACTCTAACCCTTAAAAAACGATTCAATCATGCGAAGTACATTCAAAATTCTATACTATATCAACCGCAGTAAGGTCAAGGCGGACGGAACTACCGCCATTATGTGCCGTATTACCATTGACGGCAAGAACAGCGTGTTTGCCACGGGTTGTTACTGCAATCCCAAAGACTGGAAAGCCAAGACCGGAGAGGTGAGGGACGCAAGGACGAACAGCTTCCTTGAAGCACTCCGCTCCAGAATAGAGGTCTCATATGACAATCTGTTGAAGGATGCGGGCATGGTCACGGCAGAAATGTTGAAGAACGAGATTTCCAGTGTGTCTGCCGTCCCGGTCACATTGCTGAAAGCCGGGGAAGAGGAACGGGAAAGACTGAGAATCCGTTCCGAAGTGATAAAATCTACTTCTTCTTACCGCCAGTCCAAATCCTCACAGTCATACCTGCATGAGTATCTGCTGTCGCTGGGTATGAGGGACATCGCCTTTGAGGATATTACCGAAGACTTCGGCTGGGGCTATAAGCTCTACCTGAAATCCAAAGATTGCGGGGCGGGACATATTAACCACTGCCTTACATGGCTGAACAGGCTTATCTATATTGCCGTGGACAGGGAGGTTATCCGCTTCAATCCGCTTGCGGATGTCACATACGAAAAGAAACCCGACTCCAAACTGAGGCATATCAGCAGGGCGGAACTTCAACGGATCATGGAACAGCCCATGCCGGAGAGGTTGCAGGAGCTTACCCGGAGAGCGTTCATCTTTTCGGCCTTCACGGGCTTGTCATATGTCGATGTAAAACGGCTTTATCCCTCGCATATCGGAACAACCATGGACGGAAGACGCTTCATCCGTATCAACAGAAAGAAAACCGATGTCGAGTCCTTTATACCGTTACACCCCGTAGCCGAACAAATTTTGTCCCTATATAATACCACTGATGACAGTATGCCGGTATTCCCTTTACCCAACCGGAACAGGCTTTGGTACTGTATCCACGAGATAGGCATATTGGCCGGTGTGAAAGAGAATCTCAGCTACCACGCGAGCAGGCATTCGTTCGGGACCTTGACGCTTTCGGCAGGTGTGCCGATCGAGAGTATCAGCAAGATGATGGGGCACACGAACATCAGGACCACGCAAGGCTATGCCAAAGTGACCGATGACAAAATCTCGGAAGACATGGACCGATTGATGGAACGGCGAAACGCGACGGATGGTAACAGTCCGGTTGAAAAATGACGGACCGTCCCGGTCGTGTTCCGCTGTGATTCAAGATAGCCCGAGCCCCGAGAGCGTGCAAGGTCAGGCGGTCTTGCCGTCGCGGGGCAAATCTTCCTCGGCGTTACCGAGTGTATTTGCCCTGCGAACCTTGCCCCTCGTCGGAAGCCCGGGCAAAATAACGGGTACAGCGGAAACGACCGATCCGACGGGAACAGTCAGAAAAAGTAACATCAAGATATAACAAAAAGATGCCGGGGGAAGGGCGGCTTTATACCAAAGCCCAGACCGGCATTTCTTTTTTCCAGACGGCAAACTCCCTTACCTCCAAGAAACAGTCGGGGCTGGCGCATATTTCTTCCTATTCGTTTTCAATATGTT